CGTAATCCGCCACGGTCTGGATATACTGGGCTGGAAGGGGAAAGGCATCGCCCAGCCCGCTTTGTCCCTCAACAGGATTCGCAAGCTGCCCTATGAACAGATCAGGCCGATGCTTGAGAATCTGCAGCAAGCCGTGATTGAGAAAGAGCAACAGGGTGCTGTCGGGATAGCGCGCCTGGTCCGCATCGTTAAGCGGTATTCGGGCCAGATCGACAACCGACTGACAGGTGAATGACATTACTCACCCATCTCGTTTTTGGTGAATAGGGAGATGACCTTGTGCCGGATCGTATCCTCGGTCAGACGCTTATCCAGCCGTTCGTTATACTTATGCTCGGCAAACTCAACCAGTGCCTTCTTGTCCATGGCGTGAAAGTCGATGACCGGGAGAGGTTCTTCAACCGGTTTTTCCACCACCGCGAGGCCGACTGGGTCGGCATCAGGGGCTTTCTCTGTCTCTTCCCTCACCCAGGTGTCGGTATAAGCCAGCAGCCGTTCAGCCACTTCCGCTGTCACATTGCGTACTTGGCGGGGTTCCCAGCGGAGACCGATTCCGTAGATGCTGTCGGTCTTGGCGCTCGAGCCGATATATTTCACTTGCGGCATTATTCTTTGACTCCATAAAAAAAGAGCGACCCGCCTTTCGGCGGATGTCGCTCATTTACGTGCAATACTGATTGCTATTTGACGCCGGTGGCGTCACCCGTCGCGATGGCTATGATTTCGCCGCTGGTGAATGTGGCGGCCGCCACGGTAACGGTAAGGTCCACGTACACATCTTTCTCGAACTTGATTGGGTCGAATCGCAGGTCGGTAAGATTGGCTGCGGAAAGAATCGTCGTTCCGGCCGAGAAGTAATCGTCATCCCCAACCGGGCCGTCCACCGCGCTGACTGGCGTGTACCCGATCTTCACCGCGAATGCCGTACCACCCGTATCCAGGTCATCGTTGTTGATTTTGAGCCCGGTGACGGTCATGCCAGCCGGGATTCTGACCGGGCGATAAACGCTGGCCAAGGCGCCAGAAGTCGGTGTAACCGATCCGTAAACAGTCGCGGCATTGCCATAACCGCCCATGGGCAGCGGCTTGGTATTCAAGTCGGGTGCGCTATGCGTAGCCATTTAAACTCCTTTAATTAAATACTTGTATTGTGCACTTAAAGTTTAACATCATATTTAAATCACGAACGGTTACATGGGTTACAGCGGTATGGCTGAATCGACTGCGATGACGCCAAAATCGGTGGGTACCCGGGAGCCAGTTCCGTCATCCATTGAGAAGCGGGTTTTCATGTGCCCATATACAACTTCACCCATGACTTCAAGGTTGCTTTCAAAGTTGTACCAGTGCTCCTTCCAACCATATTGCATGCCGCTGACTTTGGTCTTGCCGTAAGCGATGCCCAGCGCCTGTGCGCCAAGCAGCAGCCCGCGTTCTACCGCAAAGCCGGAGGCTAACGCGAGGTTCACCATTTGGTCGCTTTCGGTCGCGGTCGCCGCGTTAGCCGCAGTAATAACCTTGGTGGATTCGCCGGGTAGAAAGCGGATGGCGCGCTCGTTCTTGATTACAAGGATGCCATTCCACATCCCGACCTCACCAGCGAATAGCGGATGCCGGATGTCGAGATAAGCGGCGCGGTTAACCGCATTTTGCTGAAATGCACGTAGCGAACCTTCCGACAGCAGGATGGAATACTGGTTGGGCGTAGCCAGGAAGACCCACATTTTCGAGGTCTGGGCCGCCCTGTCCCCAGCCAGTTTCACCGCTTGCAGGGGTTGATCCATGTCGTCGATCTTTTTGCGAAGGAGATCGAGATGCGCCAGCTTAAGCGCATCGGTGGAAACGATCGAGCCGAGCTGCTGCCCCCCTTGCGTAAGGTTGGCTCCATTGACCACGTAATGCCGGTTATAGGTTGGCGCCTTGACGGCATTCACCATCACCGAGGAGAAATTCGCGGCCGATTGCAGCGGAATCACCCAGTCGCTTCCAGTCTGCGAACCCCGGGCGCCGGCAAGGTGCACCAGCGCGGTTTGGGCGCTCAGCCTGGGAAAATAGCCGGATAGCTGGGCCAGGGCAATCTCGCGCAATTGATGTTTCGTGCGTTGCTGCGACATGCTCCCGCCTGCGTCGATGACCTTACTCGACAGATCGATCTTGATTTCCATCGAGGAAAACGAGAGCGCGCTACCGCGGCCTTCACGGTTGACATCGCCCATCAGTGGTTCGCCGCCGATGGTATCCACCAGATCGAGGGAGACAGCGTCGCCCGCCCCTTTCATCAAATTGTCGATCCTGACCAGCGGCATGCCGGGTTGTGTCTGGCCCGCGATATTCTGCATTGCCGCGTTGGGCTCGACCGGCCCCACCAGATTTTCCATTGCGGAGGCGCCCTTCAGCGTGTTGGCGAAGAGGGCAGCACTGTAATGCTTCACTGCCAGCGAACTGCCGCTTGCTACGTTTGTTTCAGCCATTGCAAAAAATCCTTATTCAAGTTCGGCTCTCAGGGCTGCCGACTGGTGCGGGGGCATCTTCATGAGTCTTTGAGTCAATTCAAACGGACTTAAATTCTCGAGCCGCTCCCGTTCAGAGGCTGGATTGGCTCCGCCCTGGATATCCGATAGGGTTGTGGGTTTCCTCACCGGGGCAGCGTCAAGCTTTGCTTTCGCATCGGCCTTGATCTTTTCCGGATCGACTGCTTTCTTTGGGGGTGACGCTTCGGGCATGATGGCTCTGACACGACGGACGACTTCATCGAACCGTTCAGCGTAAGGCTTGTTTATCCACCTGCTATTGGTTCGCAGAATTTCGTCCTGCTTCAAGGCTTCATCCCAGGCTTCCGGGTCGTTGATCTCCCAGTGCACCAGATCGGGGTTGTTGTCCTTGGCTTCGGCGACCTGCTCGGCGACGCTTAATTCACTCGCACGTTCGGATTCCTCCTTTTCGCGTTTGAGTTCTTCAAGCGTTTTTTCGAGCTTTTCGCTTTGCTTGCGGTTTCCTTCGAGAACGGCGTTGATTACCTGGTGGAGTTCAGGCATATCCTGTTTCAACATTTCGAGGTGCTTTGCGATCGCATCATCCGCTGCCGCAATTTCTTCTCCTTTCGCTTTGTCCTTTTGGCCAAGAAGCGTTTCCAGCTTGCCTTGCGCAGCCTGTAGCTGTTCGCGGAGCGTTGAATTTTCCACCCTCAGTTGCTTATGCTTCTCATAAGGAATTACTCCCTTCCCGCTCTTGTTGAGGACAACCGGTTCATGTTCCCCTTCCTTGTCGCTGGAAACCTCAAGTTCGCTTCCTTCCTCTCCCCGCTCAGGTTTTTCGTTGCCGGTTTCTCCTGATGCAGGTTTTGAGCCGAGAATCTCAATGAGCTGGTCGGGATCATTTTCGAGCATCTCGATCTGTTCCCGCGTAAGGTTTGCGATTTGTTCATCCGTAAGCCGTTCAACTTCCATCATTCCTCCTACTGCTTAACCCAGTGAGCGGGCCCTGCCGGAGCAGGGGGTTGATAAAACTGCGGTCTCGCCGTGAGCGCGTCTCAGTTGTACGAAAATCCGTAAATCGGATCTGGAATAAAAAAAGCCGCTCGAAAGCGGCTTGGCATATATTGGCTGTACTACTTTCGATTTAGGAACGCGTAGCGGGGAGTAGATGTCACGTCTTCTACCGCCCCGATGTTCGGCGGATTGTAAAACTGCTTAGCGTAAAAGTCTTTGCCGCCTAGGTACGCACCAGATCTCCTAAGGGCGGTCGCTCGCGGTCGAAACTCAGTATCAAGCATGGGATTAACTGTTATCGTCCCCTCGCCAAAACCTGTCCTGTCGGCCTTTGCGGCTCCGTAGATATTATTATTTGATCCACGAAATCCCAAGTTTGCGGGATCACAATCAATACCATAAGTTTTTGTGCCCACGACAATATTATTCGTTACCAAACCGTCGCTGCATGTGTAAGTAAAAACGACCTCTCCGGCCCTGGCGTGGATTCCCCCCTGATTATTGTTAGTGAGCGTATTATTGATAATGCGGGCATTGAAACCAATATTGACGATTATTCCAGGGCCGCCATTATTAAAGGCAATATTGCTGGCAACGGTATTGGAATCTCCGCGGTTGATAGAAAATCCGGCTCCCTCGTTATCGTAAGATTTGTTTCTCCGGAATATGGAATTCTCAGCATAGTCATCGAATGCATAGCCATGCCCTTCGGTACCTGGCGTCCGAGGATCGGAAATATTCCCCCAGGAGTTGCAATCCTCAATTAGGAGATTGGAACATAGCGCGTAAACGTATGTTATCGCCTGTGTGCTTGGGTTTGCGGCCGAGCCTACATTGATGTACAGCACCCCTCCACTGACTCCATATTGGCCTAAGCCCGGGGCAGTAGCAGCCCCCGGGGTCCGGGTCAGGCGGAAATATGCGGCCACATTGGTCCGAACGTAATACACATCAGTCGCAGGGGCAGCCAAAGTATGTTGCCAGATCGTCCCAGTCGATATCGTCCAGCCACTTGGAGCTGAACGGTGCAATGCGCGCGATGAGAAGCCATGCCCGCCGGTTGGGTCATCAAAACCGTTCCCCCAGAAGTTGCATCGGCGAACAATAATATTCCGACCCCCAGCTACAAGCATTCCATGGCCGGAATTACCCCAGAAGTGACAGTCTTCAATAAGGTAATCTTCCGGGCTGGCCGCCGTGGACGCGGGCTCCCGCTGGATATTAAGCCCGTTGCCCCCGCCGGGGGCAACACCGCTATTTGACCCGGTGAAGTAGCAACGTCGGAATATGTTGCCAACAGTCTGCCCTGCCACACTTTGAGACGTACAGTAAACAGAATGCAGCACACCGGGATTGGTCATATCAAAATATATATCTTCAAATGTTATGTACTTTGATCCAGCCCCATTCAAGATGATTGCGCCCGACGCAACGCGGAAGGTTACATAAGTTGCTTGAGCCGACGCCCCATAAACACCGAAGTATGATCTTGCGCTATCGCTGCTACCACTTCTGGCTGTCGCCATTGACGGGAATGTTTGTGTCGTCCCGGCTTTGAATAGAAACCTATCTCCAACTACCGTCCCTACGCTGGTGTATGTTTGTTTGGGGGAGCCGATGGTTCCAGGATTAGCGTCATTGCCGTTAACAGAATCGTAATAATAAGTAGCCATCAGTCCCCCACGAAATGCAGCACGCGGAAGTATTCGAGCTTCAAGCTATCGCCCGAGTTGGCGCGCTGCCCGGTAATCTCCACCGTAACAGCAACGGAGAAATCTATCGTGTAGGTAGCGGGTCCGCCAGAACCGGCGGTGACGTAAGTATTGTCATAAGGCTGAATCTGCGATGCCAGCGAGTTACGATTCGCCAGAACGATCAGCGGTGCTTCTTTGACGGATGTGGTGCGTGTGGCGCTGTAGACCGTCGCGCCAGCGATCTTGACTTTACAGATTTTATTATTGGCACTGCTTGTGAACGTCCACAGTGGTTCGATCTGGAGAATGCTGTTGACCCCGAGAATGCCGGCATTAATAGTGAAAGATGCTAAAACTTCATCCGTTCCCGTCGAGGTACACGATGCAGCTATCGCTGAACTAGCTAGTACCTCGACTGGCTTTGATACGGAGGGAAAATTTTTCGCGTCACCATTTGCTATTAATGCGGTTTCAATATTAGAAGCCGCGTCGATCATTGATCCCGCCGCGCATCGAATGCCACTGATAGTAGTGTCGTACAAAAGTCTGATCATTGTAGATCCTTTCCATTACTGTTATTAGCGCGAGCAAAGTCTTGTTGGACCAACCTGGCGTTTTTGAGCTCAAGATCAACCGATGAGCTAAGAGCTGCGTCTCGTCAGGTCGGCTTGCAAGATTTGTCGAGGAGGATTGCTGTGCCTTTGACAACCTTCTTTTAAAGCTGGGTTATTTCCCGTTGCTTCTCCATTACGGACTACAACTGCTCCTGCATCGTGTCAATCCGCTGATCCAATCCTGCAAGACCCGCCACCTGCCGCAACTGATCCGCCAACTCATGCCGGTTGGGCACATCGGATAATTCGAGCATGGCGGGATACAAGACCTTCTGATAAGCCGGTGGAGCCGACTGGACCACATGGCTGAACGCCTGCAGTTGCTGCGCCCTGAAGCTGGGCGTGGCCGGAATATCCTCCAGCACCACCTTGACCTGTGCGGTGGTGACATCGTTGTCCAGTGCCGGCCCGGCGTCCGTCATTACCTGCCGGTTGAAGTACACCAGCTTTCTGCTTCCCCCCTGGTTTATGGCGATGGCCGAGGTTTTACCCG